GCTACGCCCATCGTTCGAAGAGACGGTAGGGAACGGACGCTTCTTTACCTACGATCACTTCGGAAGTTGTGACAGCGACAATCTACTTAACCGTGTCAGATACCTATGCAAAGGACTGGGCTGTAAGTGGATCTTCCTAGACCATCTATCGATTGTAGTCAGCGGCTTTGACGGCGACGACGAACGTCGATTGATCGACAATACAATGACCCGTCTAAGATCGCTTGTCGAAGAGACGCAATGCGGGATGGTCTTAGTCAGTCATCTTAAACGACCACCTGGCAAGGGACACGAAGAGGGAGAGGTAACAAGCCTCGCTCATCTCCGTGGATCACACGCCATACCACAACTGTCGGACATGGTGATTGGGTTGGAACGAAACCAACAATCCGATCAAGCCGACTCTAACCAAACGAGGCTACGCGTACTGAAGAACCGTTTCTGTGGAGAGACGGGACTAGCAGGGACACTACACTTCGATCAAAAGACAGGAAGATTAAATGAGACTAATGCAACTATGTTTAATAACGATCAAGCGATGGGTGAGAATCATCCGTTCTAAACTACATGAATAGACCAAACAAAACTCTGTACTTCGACATCGAGACAAACGGTCTTGAAGACTTCTCAACATTCAGCGATCTACACACCGTTCATTGCTTGAGTATCTTCGATCCCGTGATGCAGAAGACTGTTACATTTAGCAACACCGATGGATACGACGGTATACCTACAGGTTTAAACGAGCTTGATAACGCCGATACAATCGTTGGTCACAACGTCATAGGCTTCGATATACCCGCGCTTCAAAAGCTGTACAACTGGTCACCACAGGCACGCATCCTTGATACACTTGTCACCAGCCGTGCGGTACACAGCGACATCCGTAGCACCGACATAGCACGGGAGAACTACCCGAAGGAACTGATCGGTAGTCACTCGTTAAAGGCGTGGGGACACCGATTAGGCGGCGTGTTCAAGCTCGACTTCGGCGAACAAGAAGGAGCGTTTGATAAGTTCACACCTGAGATGCAGGAATACTGTGAAGCAGATGTGTATGTCACCGTTGGAATCGGCAAGCACCTACGTGAACAAGAGCCTGACACACGGATGCTTAACATCGAACATGCGTTTGCACGGTTGATGAGAGCGCAAGAGTTCCGTGGGATCTCGTTTGACAAAGCGAAAGCTGAAGACCTAGCGATGACATTGACATCACGTCGCGCTGAACTGACCGATGAATTACAGAAGACATTCCCGCCTGTTGTTGAAGAGATGAAGACACCCAGCGGGTACTTGGTAAAGATCGACGGTAAAGAATACTTCGGCGAAACCAAGGTCGCTTTAAAGCGCATGTTAAAGGACGAAGGACAGACCCAAGCGCTCGCTAACAAGGCGACTAAACTAGGCAACAAGACTAAGTCCATACCGTTCAACCCAGGAAGTAGGGATCAGATAGCAGATCGATTGAAAGAACTTGGATGGAAGCCCGTTCACTTCACGCCTGACGGTAAACCTAAGATCGATGAAGCCGTGCTTAAATCAGTAAAGCATCCATCCGCTGACCAACTCCTTGAGTATCTGATGGTTGTGAAACGATTAGGCATGTTAGCTGAAGGCGACAACGCATGGTTAAAGCTCGCTAAGAACGGACGTATCCACGGTCGGGTAAACACCAACGGCGCAGTCACGGGACGTTGTACTCATAGCTATCCTAACGTTGCTCAAGTCCCCGCCGTTCGGGCGCCGTATGGTACGGAGTGTAGAAGCTTGTTCAAAGCGTCCGACGGATACGCCCTTGTCGGGTGCGATGCCAGCGGTCTTGAACTGCGTATGCTAGCGCACTACCTAGCGGGCTTTGACGGCGGTCAATACGCACAGGAACTACTGACAGGTGACATCCATACCGTGAACCAAACGGCGGCGGGATTGGAAACACGTGACCAAGCTAAGACGTTTATTTACGCATTTTTATATGGGGCAGGGGACGCAAAGATTGGTGAGATCGTCGGCGGTTCTTCACGCGAAGGTAAGTTGTTGAAGCGTAAGTTCTTAGCGTCGTTACCAGCGTTGAATGGATTGAAGCAAGCGGTCGAACAAAAGGTAAAGCGTAGCGGATTCCTAAAGGGATTAGACGGACGCATCCTACCTATACGATCCGAACACTCGGCGTTGAACACGCTGTTACAAAGCGCTGGAGCCGTGGTGATGAAGCAAGCTTTGATCCTGTTACATAACCACCTGACTGCCAGCGGTCTAGCCATCGGCAGGGAATACGCTTTTGTGGCGAACATCCACGACGAGTTCCAAGCCGAGGTACTACCTGACTATAGCGAGAGCTACGGAGAATGCGCTGTCAGGGCGATTCAAAAGGCGGGAGAAGTATTGAAGATGCGATGTCCGCTAGATGGAGAGTACAAGATAGGAGCGAACTGGGCGGATACACATTGATGTACGATGCCCTCTTCAAACGCACAGCGAATAGGTTGGATAGCTGAAACGTTATTCATAGCCGAATGCTTAGAACGAGACTTCGAACCACACCCAACGACGACACCTATGCCTTGGGACTTCATCGTTCATTGCCCCGCAGGTGATCTAAAGGTTCAAGTTAAATCCACATCCTACAAAGAGAACAACAGCTACAACGTAAACACAGCGTCAGGGAGCGCGAATAAGGCCGCAATGCCCGACAGTGTTGATGTGGTAGCTATTTATATTATTCCGCTAAAGGAGTGGTGGACGCTTCCTCGCGATAAAGTAACAGGCAAAACCATTCGCTTATACCCCGACAAACCAAGCCAATCACGATTCAAACCATACCAAAACAACTGGAGTATCTATTACAACAAATGAATAAAACGACATTACTTATAGACGCCGATGTACTGGCGTACCAATCAGCATTCACCGCACAAGCTAACATTCAATGGGAGGAAGAACTATGGACGGTACATACCGATCTATCTCTCGCTAAGAACTGGATAGTCGAACGCTTGGAAATGTTTAAACGCAAGACAGACGCTGATGATTTCATCCTAGCTATATCCGATAAGAATAACTTCCGTCGTAAGCTTAACCCGCAATACAAAGCGAACAGACGGTCTAAGTTTGCACCGATTGGTCTTAGTCCTATTCGGGATTGGATGACCGAAGAATACGGAACTGTTACCTATCCTAACTTAGAAGCAGACGATGTTCTTTCTATCCTAGCTACCGAACGTCCTAATCGCCAAGACAGACGGATCATTGTATCAATCGATAAAGACTTCAAGTCAGTACCGTGTAACTTCTACGACTTTAATCGCGATGAGATGCACGAAGTATCGACGGAAGATGCTGATAAGTATCACCTTATGCAAACCATAGCGGGTGATCCCGTTGACGGATACAAAGGCGTACCAGGAATAGGAACAGTAAGAGCCGTGCGCATGTTAGACAACGACGGTGCGACTTGGGACACGGTAATGGCGGCGTATACAAAGGCGGGACTAACCGAACACGACGCGCTTATGAACGCTTGGATGGCGTATCTAATGCGTAATGTTAACTACAATCACAGGTGGAAACAGATAAAGAATCTATGGATGCCTGACTGTTGGGACGCTCAAAAGAAAAGAAAGTACAGCGCAATCATGCACAAAGTAACTGGTGAATTAAGTGAAGATTTAGCTCGACCTAATCCGTTTGATCCATTAGAGGGGGTATAAGTGGCAGTCCCTATCGAAAGAAAACTTCCCGATTTAAGCAAGGATTTAATCGACGTCTTAGACGACCGATTCCCTTCTCGCTGTCCTGATCCCAAGGATGACGACCGTGACATATGGATAAAAGTGGGACGCCGCCAAGTCGTTGAGTTTCTCATAGACGTTTATGATGAACAACATACGACACTCATCACACCGAAAGATTAATTACTATTATGTGCATAGCTCCTGACGTTCCCGAACCTAAAGATCCTCCACCGCGTCCAGCGTCTCCTCCTCCGCCTATGCAAACAGCGGCGGTAGCGAAGCCCGCTAACAAGCGTCAAGGAAGTAAGAGCCGTAGACGCCGTGGAACTGCACAACTTACACGTCCCTCGATGGGCGGTAACTACCAAGGAACAGGTGTTAATTTACCTAAGTAACTAATAAACTAGAAAGACTAACTATGTTAAAATCACTCCAGAAGATCACGCTCGCAGACGGTGTCACCGCCGCTTCGACGGGCTCGTCCTTCAGCGTTGAACGCTCGAAAGGCTGGACGTTTACCGTAGCCTCAACTTCGACGAGCGCTACTGTAGATGTACAAGCTTATATAGGCGCTGACTGGCGAACCATTCACAGCGAAGCTGTCACCGCCGTAGGTAACAAAGTAATAAGAGACGACCACGGTCACTACGAAAAGATCCGTGCAAAGGTCGATCCAATTGCTAACGGCGCTATAAGCGTATTCGCAACAGGAACTACTGACTCGCTGTAATGTCGATTACATTTCCGTCTGAACTGAAGAAACCCAGCGGTATCGTTGACGGTCTTCCAAACGCTTTGGTTCGCCCTGCGTTTGAGAAGCTTTATGGATTCGATGTACCCACGGATGCAACGCCCGTTATAGACGGAGCTATCTTCACCGAAGGAGGAGAACCAATGACTACAGAAGCTAACGATATAATACTATTTGAATAAACATGGCTAATAAAAAGATAACAGAGCTGACCGAAGAGACCAGTCCACAGGGAGCCGATTTACTCGCACTGGTAGACGACGTATCAGGTACACCTACCACAAAGAAAGTAACCGTTACGAATTTAATGGGGCAAGCTCCCGTACAAAGTGTCAACACAGCAACAGGTGCAGTAGTACTGGATGCCGACGACATCGACGATACCTCAACCACCCACAAGTTTGTTACTGCATCCGACATCACGAACCTTAGTAACTTAAGCGGAACGAATACAGGTGACCAAGACTTAAGCAGCTACTTACAAAGCGTATCAGCTGGTGATTTAACAGACGGTAACTTTGATGGAACTGCTATCGAAGGATTTGACGCTTCGATCAACGATCAAACAGGAACCACCTATACATTAGTAGCTGGAGATAACGGTAAAGTAGTAGTACTTGATAATGCTTCTGCTGTAACTGTCACAGTACCAAGCGGATTGGGAGCGGGGTTTAATTGCAGCTTCGTACAAAAGGGAGCAGGTCAAGTATCGTTCAGTGCTTCAGGAACTACCATCAACAACAGACAGTCCCACACTAAGACCAATGCTCAGTACGGAGTAGCAAGTATAGTTGCTTACGCTGCTGATACCTTTGTTCTTGCTGGCGATACTTCTGCTTAACAGATGTTCGTTCTTCCTACATTCGGATTGGGCGTAGTAGCTAGTCCTACATTTACCTCTGTATTCGATGATTCCTTAACATTCCCAACCATCCAAGTATTCGACAACGAGTCTGAGTTTATCGATCAAACGGACGCACCTGACTACACCATCGTCCACGCAAAAGACACCGATAAGTTGTATGTTTATGATGGATTAAAATGGGCAGTATATAATCAAGATTAGCAAATAAAATGAGTACATTAACTTCAACAACTTCAACAACCCGTCCGACTTTGGGAACGGGTGATGTAGGTAAATCTTACTTTGAAACAGATTCCAAAAAACTCCTAGTGTGGGACGGTACGGGATGGAATGAATGGAATAAAGACTCAACTATAACTCCGGGTTTTAACAATAACTACTCTGCTTACTTTGACGCTACTGGGGATTATGGACGACTATCGGCTCCTATTAGTTTGAGTGGTGCTTTTACTATAAGCGGTTGGTTCAGGTGCGATAATAGTTCTCCATCAGCTATGGTTTTATTAGGAGAAATTTCAGGAGGGGATATAGTTCTCTATATGAATGGATCGAATTTATCTATGCAAGGATTCGGCGGTACTCAAACAACTTCAGGAGTGACCATAGCAAGAGACGGTACTACTTGGTATCATTTTGCAGTTATCAGAGATTCCTCAAATAATATAGATATTTATATAGATGGAACCTCTAGAAGGTCAGTTACTAATAAAACGGCTACAGTTAGTCTCGAATATTTTGGAGGAGATTTTCCTACTTACCCAGGTCAAATTTGGAATGGGTACATAGATGACGTTGCTTTATGGTTCTCCGATCAAACATCCAACTTGAGTTCTATCTACGATAGCAGTTTAGGTACTCCAGATGATTTAAGTACATTAAGCCCTGATCATTGGTGGCGTATGGGGGATTCAGACGGCGGAGCAGGATCAACTATAACTGATGTCGGATACGGTTCTTCTTTAAAAGACTTAACCTTAACTAATGCAGTTATTAGCACAACCGTACCATCCTGATGAATAATAGAACTTATGTAATTATAGACGCATCGGAAGCTTCTAATGTTGATTTCGATAGCGTAATAGAAAATAACATCAACACACTTCGTTACTCATTAGACGGTACAAAAACATTCGTTAAGTACGAAGGCACACAACCATTTTTTCTGCTCGGTAAGACGGAATACAATCACGAAGAGATACTAAACATCTTGAGTGGCCCTGAGTGGATGAGCGAAGGACTTAGCTGATGCAATACGAAACGGCTCAAAGCCTTTACACGCAGTTAGAGAACTCGCGTTGGACGTTCCTTGATCGTGGTAGAACTTCATCTGAATTAACTATTCCGTATGTCTTACCGCCCGATGGACACGGCCCTCACACGAAGTACTACACGCCGTATCAAGGCATTGGTGCGCGTGGTGTAAACAACCTAGCATCGAAGTTACTCCTCGCTTTACTACCGCCTAATGCGCCTTTCTTTCGCCTGGTCATCGACCGTTATGAGCTTGAGAAAGCGAAAGCAGAGATGGGTGAAGAAGGCGGCGAACAACTACGCACCGATCTTGAGAAAGCTTTAAGCGAAGTAGAACGCGCTGTATCTCAAGAGGTCGAAGTAGAGGCGTTTAGAGTCGGCGTTTTCGAAGCCTTAAAGAATCTTTTAATTACAGGAAACACGTTGCTCTATCTCCCCGACGACGGCGGTATGCGAGTGTTCCGTCCTGACCGTTACGTTGTAAAGCGTGATGCGATGGGGAACGTCACACATATCGCCGTCAAGGAGACTGTTGCTCCGTTCATGCTTCCCGAAGAAGTACGACAAGAAGTCTACAAAGAATCAAAGGACAACAACTGCGACCTGTATACATCGATTGTACGTAACGGTGATAAGTTTGATGTACAACAAGATGTCAAAGGCATCGTCATTGAAGAGTCAAAAGGATCGTATTCTATCGACAAGTCGCCTTGGTTACCGCTGAGATACACGCGTATAGACGGCGAGGACTACGGTCGTGGGTTCGTAGAAGAGTACATTGGGGATCTTAAAAGTCTTGAGTCATTGACTAAGGCTATCGTTGAAGGCAGTGCCGCCGCCGCTAAAGTCCTGTTCATGGTCAATCCAAACGGCACTACACGCGCGCGTACATTGGCGGAAGCTCCTAACGGTGCAATCGTCCAAGGAACCGAAGGTGATGTATCTGTCTTACAACTCAACAAGTTCAACGACTTTCGAGTGGCACAGACGGTTATGGCTCAGATTCAAGACCGCCTTAGTCACGCCTTTCTTTTAAACAGCAACGTCGTTAGAGACGCAGAACGAGTTACCGCCGAGGAAATACGAATGTTATCGCAAGAACTTGAAGCGGCTCTCGGCGGGCTGTATTCAATTCTTAGTCAGGAGTTTCAACTCCCGCTTGTAACGCGATTAATGGATCGTATGAGCAAGAGGGATCGCCTGCCCAAGCTCCCCAAGGACATCGTTAAACCTACCGTTGTTACAGGCGTTGAAGCGCTTGGACGCGGTAATGATCTTAATCGATTGGACATGTTCCTGGCGGGAGCTAATCAAGTTGTAGGCCCTGAAGCAGTCGCTCAGTACGTTAATGTAGGAGACTACTTCAAACGCCGTGCAACCGCCTTAGGAATCGAGACCGAAGGATTGATTAAATCGGAAGAAGAACTTCAACAACAAATGCAACAAGCCCAGCAACAGGAAATGATGATGAAGCTTGGAGCGCCCGCTGTTGGCCCCGCTATAAACGCGATGTCTCAGCAAGCACAACAACAACCAGAACCGACAGGTGAACAATAAACGACATCATGGCAGACTATCAGAAAGTAGAGATAAACGAAAAAGCACCCAGCGAGATTGAACCCGATCAACAGCAAGCAACGGAGGTTAAAGAACCTCAAGCACAGCAAGAACGCCCAGAATGGTTACCAGAGAAGTTTGAGTCAGCAGAAGCACTCGCAAAAGCTTACGGAGAACTTGAATCAAAGATGGGACAGGGAGACCAACAACAAGAACAGGAGCAAGTAGAAGAAGAACCGTCTAACGAGACCGAACCTACTACCGAACCCAATCCTGTTGAGACGCTTATTACCGACGCTTCTGTCGAGTTCGCAGAGAACGAAGGCAAGCTTACTGATGATACGTATGAAGCTCTAGCTAAAGCGGGTATCAGTCGTGAGCTGGTAGATCGTTATGCCGCTGGTCAAGCCGCTATTACCGCCCAAGAAGAGACAGCTATTAAGTCCGCCGCTAACGGCGATTACGACGCAATGGCAGAATGGGCAGGGAAGTCTCTATCCGATAGCGAGTTCAACGCATTTAACGAAGCAGTAAACCAAGGTTCAGTTGAACAGGCACAACTCGCCGTTAGAGGTTTACACGCGCGCTACCAAGCGGAAGTAGGATCGAGTGGGCCGAAGCTTGTAACAGGCAACACCACAGGTACTTCTACTATGCCGTATCAATCCATGCAGGAAGTCAGTCGAGCTATGCAAGACCCACGTTATAAAAGCGGGGACAAAGCGTATCACGCCGAAGTAGAACGCCGACTGGCTGTATCTGATATTTAACAATCGTGTTCGAACTGTTGACGTTGTTTCTGACAGGCGGTGGAAGCGCCGCTATGGGAAGCGTTTTAAAAGGCGTATTCGGTATGATGTCGGATTCACGTCAACAGAAGTTCGAAATAGAAATGGCACGTGAAGCAAGAAACAATGAGTATGCACTTAAATTCCAAGAGAGTCTCAACAGCGGCGAAGGCGGCGCTTTTACTCGCGCTACTAGGCGGATGCTCGCACTCATCGGAATGGGCACACTCAGCTTCATCACATGCGCAACCTGCCTTTATCCCAGCGTCCCGCTTACAACCTTCAGCAACATCACTGGAGAAGGACGCAACGAACTCTTATTCGGACTCATCTCTTTTCAAGCGGCACAAGCCCCTATGGTCGTTACAACAGGACATATCGCGCTCTTTCAAGCGACAGTCGTGTTGCCAATGATCGTGGGCTTTTACTTCACACCTGGAGGACGCCGCTAACACTTTAGACGAAGCAAACGACAGCCCCGTGCGCGGGACAACTGACCGACAAGCGACGACTAATAATCACTAACATCAACAATAATCCCTTAAAATAAGGAGACACTAATTATGGCTAATGGAGCTACTGATCCATCACGCGTCGGTCAGATTAATCAAGCAGGCAATGTAGACGCATTGTTCTTGAAGAAATTTGCTGGCGAAATTCTAACCACGTTTGAAGAGAACAACATATTTAAACCTCTTCACACCATCCGTACCATCGAGAACGGTAAGAGCGCTCAATTCCCTGTTACTGGGATTGCTTCCGCCGATTACTACAGTCCTGGTCAAAACATCGCCGACGCAGGCGCAGGGTATTTAAGTAAGATTAACCAGAACGAAAAAGTCATCACTATTGACGATGTTCTTCTTGCTTCCACATTCCTCGCTTCTATCGACGACGTTAAGAATCACTACGACATCCGCTCCGTCTACGCTTCCGAGCTTGGTAAAGCATTGGCGTTACGCTTTGATACCGCGATTGCAAAGGTATTCATCGCCGCCGCCCGCGAAGCTACTCCTGGCGTAACAGGTGGAAAAGTTGGTGGCGTACTTGACGTATCCGCTAACGCGATGGGAACACCTGGTGACGGTTCTGACGACTCCGACAACTCTGATCCAACTGGAGCCGAGCTTGTTGCCGCGTTGTTTACCGCCGCTCAAAAGCTTGATGAGAATGACGTACCTTCCGACGGTCGCTTCTGCGTACTTCGTCCACAAGAGTACTACAAGCTCATCACTGGTGGTTCTGGCGGATTGGTAATCGGATCTTCCGCAGTTAACAAAGACGTTGGAGGTCTTGGATCTGTCGCTTCTGGAACTGTTCCTCAAGTGGCTGGTATCAATATCTTCAAGTCCACTCACATCCCTTCAACCGATCTGTCCGCAGTCTCTTCAGGCGACGGAGCCGCATCTAACGATGTGTTCGGTGGAAGTGGAAGCGGATACAACGGTAACTTCACCAACTCGCTTGGTATCGTTGCTCACCCATCCGCAGTAGGAACCGTCAAGTTGCTAGATCTCGCTACCGAGTCTGAGTATCAGATGGAACGTCAAGGAACTCTTTTCATTGCGAAGTACGCTATGGGTCACGGAATCCTCCGTCCCGAATGTGCTATCGAATTGCAGAAGTAGTACCTTTTGTTTGGTTGTGTTGAGGGGGCGAGGTTTTTATTCGTTTTGGCCTCGTCCCCTCTCACTTCCATATTTATATATCTAACTTAATAAACTATATGGCACTTACAACTAAGCTAGAAGCAGTCAATACTATGCTAGGGGTGATAGGAGAAACGCCCGTCAACTCCATCAACGCTGGAAGCGGCAGTCTTCCTGTATCGGTTGTAACGGCTTTAAACGTGCTAGACGAAGTGAATAAAGAGGTTCAAGCAGAAGGTTGGCACTTTAACACCGAGCATGAATATCCACTTGTTCGTAACGCTTCTAACAAATTTACTCTTCCAAACAACATCTTAAAGATCGATACACCTGTAGATAAATACACGGACATAGACATCGTTCAACGCGGGTCTACTTTGTATGATCGTAAGAACCACACGGACGTCTTCACTCAAGACTTAGACGTATCCATAACTTTTGAACTTACCTTTGAAGAAATTCCTCAACAATTCCGCTCTTATATCGTCGTTAAAGCCGCGCGTAAATTCGCTAATCGCTTTCTTGGAAGCCAAGAGATTGAAAGTTTCACTCTTCGTGATGAGATTACTGCTAAAGCTACGGCGGTAGACAGCGACTCTGAGAACGCCGATAGGACTATATTTGATAACTACGACGTTTACCGCGTCATTGATCGCTGATTGTTATGCCGCTGATTACCACGTCTGTACCTAATCTTGTACAAGGTGTATCACAACAGCCTGACAATCTCCGTTATCCAGGCCAAGCCGAGGAACAAGTAAACGCTTTTAGCTCCGTTGTAGACGGCCTTAACAAGCGTCCTCACACCGAGCATATAGCTAACCTTAACAAGACGTTTCAAGACGACGCTTTAATCCACATGGTGGAGCGTGATGAAACGAATAAGCATCTATTCACCTTTGACAATGTTGGTGGAACAACAAGTGTAAGTATATTTAACGTATCGCTTGGAACGCCTGTTCCTGTGGTTAGTATCTCAGCATCTGCGCAGACCTATTTAAACAGCGCTGTTGAACCGCTTAAAGATCTTCGTGCGCTTACCATTGCTGACTACACCTTTGTAGCGAATAAGAAAGCCACACCAGCGCTTGGAACTACGCTTTCTGAGCCGTTGGCAAAGGAAGCTTTAGTGTTCGTTAAACAAGGCGATTACGAGAAGGACTACACCGTTAACATTGATAACCTCCAAGCTTCAACTACAAGTGAAAATTCAGATACCGCCGATCACGCCGATTCAAAGGTCATAGCGGCAAGGATTGAATCGGCGATAAACAGCGCTGGAACAGCGGGCGGTGTAAGCGGTGTGACAATTAGCAACGGAAACGGAGGAAGTGGTTGGTACACGTTTCCTGATAGCCCGTATCCTAGTGATTCCTCTATGGAATTTAAGACCGAGGTAACGTTTACAGGCGGCGGGGGATCAGGCGCAAAAGGAAAAGCAGTAACCTCAAGTGGCTCTATTCAAAGCGTGGTAATAACACATAGCGGTAGCGGTTATACATCGTCCCCCACGCCTGTGTTTAAAACGTATTATAAGTCTACTTACTTCCCTAGCATGCCGTGGAGAGCTTACGACGGTACTAATGTCACACCAGCTCCTCCCACTCCTACGCAACCTACCGTTAGTTCCGTCACGCTTTCTAGCGCGTCTATAAACGTCACTAATCAAGATGGTCTATTAAAGATAAGTAAATCAGATAACACGGACTTTAAGATTTCCGTTACCGACGGCCTTGCTAACACAGGTCTAGGTCTTGTTTACAAGGAAGTAGATTTTATCACCGACCTCCCGAAGAAGTGCTTTGATGGTTTCAGAGTCAAGGTGCGTGGAGATGTCGAGCTTACCCAAGACGATTACTACGTAGAGTTTGAGACAAAGGACAACGAAGAGTTTGGTGAAGGCGCTTGGACAGAAGTAGCAGGTTGGTCACAGGATGGATCGGCTTCTGGTCAGACCGAAGGACAAGCGCTTGATTTCGACGCCTCTACAATGCCTATTCAAATCGTGCCTGAACCGCTCGTAAACGGCGTTGTAACAGGCTACAAGATTAAGACCGCCGATTGGACTACACGTAAAGCAGGTGATCTCGACACCAACTCAGCACCGTCATTCGTAGGTAGTCCTATCAACGATGTATTCTTCTTTAAGAATCGATTAGGATTCCTGACTGACAACGCTGTTATCTTTTCCGAAGCCGATGAATACTTTAACTTTTGGAGAACCACGACTCAGTCGCTGTTAGACAGCGCTCCTATCGACGTTGGAGTCGCGCACACAAAGGTTTCAACACTGAAGTATGCAACGCCTTTCCAAGAGAAGCTTGTCTTATTCAGTCCTCAATCACAGTTTGTATTACGAGGTGCTGATCTTCTGACTCCTAAGACCGTTAATATCTCGCCTATTACCGAGTATAACGTATCGACCAACGTCAAACCTCTCGCTCTTACTAACTACGTTTACTTCTCGTTTCCACGGGACAGCTACGAAGGGATGTATGAGTTCTATGTCGATAAAGACTCCGATATATTTGACGCTTCAGAGATTACCCAACAAGTTCCAACGTATGTCAGATCGTCGCTTAGAACGCTTGTAGGTACGCCTAGTGAGGACGTTATAGTCGCGTCTACATCCGACGACCTTAAACACCTGTATGTCTATAAATACTTCTGGAATAACAAAGAGAAGATCCAATCGTCTTGGATGCGCTTTGAGTTCGCCAAGGAAGTCGTAGGCACAGGCTTTATTGATTCTAACTTGTATATCGTCACTAAGGAGGGATACCTCGAAAAGATGGCGATGGAAGCGGGACACAAGGACACAGGTAAGACTTACACTTTACATCTTGATAGACGCGTTTCTAGCGCCGCTTTAACACGCTCTTACGACGCCGCTACTAAGAAGACTACTGTATCTAATATGCCGTATGATCCCGTTGGAAGCGTCGTTTACACCGCCGATGGACTACGCCGTGAGATCACCCGTGTAGACGCTACTTCATTCACGCTTGTAGGCGACTACAGTGCGACTGATTTCTTCGTGGGTCTTGAATATGAAGCTTTGTATCAGTTCTCCACACAGACGCTTAAACAGCCGACAGAACGCGGTGGTAGGTCTGCTTCAAGCTTCATGTCACAGGTGCTTAGAAACGGTACGATTGACTACGCTGACACAGGACACTTTACCGTCGAGGTAACGCCTGAGTTTAGGGACACTTACACCTACGCTTTTAACCCCACTCAACTCGGAGCTAACGCGGTTCTAGGTTCGCTTGTCTTGGACAACGGATCGTTCCGCTTTCCCGTTCACTCTAAACATGACGATGTCACCATCACGGTTAAGTCGTCGTCTGCATTGCCGATGAAGTTGTTAGCGGCTGAGTTCGAAAGCTTTGTACATGGAAGATCAAAACGATATGGAGGATAAGGAAACATACATCTATCCCGACTGTAGGATCGACCCTGCAAACGGATACATGGACGCACCAGCGCTATACGAAGATATGCGGTCAATGGATATGCTTGAGATAATAGGTCTAGGTAAACATCCACGGCTCGCGTTGGAAGAGTCTTACAAGGTGTCTACACACGCTTGGACGATCCTGACAAAAGAACATCGTATGGTTGGTAGCTTTGGTATAGCAGGTACAGAAGATGAAAACATAGGCGTACCTTGGTTACTTGGTACTCACCGTATGCACCTTATCAAGAAGACTTTTCTAAAACACTCAAGGGAGTGGATACAACGTGTATTAGGGGATTATGAAGTCCTGACTAACATCGTTATGGAACGCAATGAATTGTCCATGCGATGGTTGAAATGGTTAGGAGCTTCGTTCCACGACTGCACCATCGACGGTTATAAACAATTCTATATCTACAAAGAATAATTATGTGTGAACCTATTTCAACTTCTACAGCTATTGCGTTAGCGAGCGCGGGTGTAGGCGCGGCTTCGTCCGCCGTTCAATACCAAGGACAGCGCCAACAAGCGAAACAACAAGCCCGTTATCAACAACAAGCGGCGGAAGCGGAGCGTCAACGCGCTCTACAAGAACAGTCTTCTATTCGTATGAGACAGGCCCAGGAACAGGAAGCTACCAATCGTGAGCTTGGGGACGTCGCTTCTAAAGCCCGTGAAGCAATGTCTAGGGCGACTGTAAGCGCGGGTGAATCGGGTGTAGCAGGAGCTTCCGTGGACGCTTTAATCGACGACTTCACACGTCAAGAAGCGGAGTATCGTATGGGCGTTGGACGTCAACAAGAGATGAGAGATGTTCAAACAGGACTTGCTCTTACCGACGCTGGGTTCCGCTCACAGAATAGACTTATCGATATTAATAGACCCATCAACAAACCCAGCTTTTTAAGCGGCGCTTTAAGCACCGTTCAAGGCGGAGTGAGTGGGTACCGCACAGGCTTAGAACTTAAGAAATAATTATGGCATCAATAGACGACCTCGTAAAAGCGGCGAATACCAAGCGTGTTCAAGTCGCCGATCTAGCAGACGCTCCAAAGCTACAAGCAACGATTCAAAGCGGCGGTCAATACAGCGTAGCCGTTCAACGGGCGGGTAGTAATAAGATGTTGGATCTCGCTGATGCGTTGTCGAAGATCAATCCTACGCTTAGGGAGTACACCGCTGTTCAAGGTCTTCAAGATCAGATAGGCGAGAAAGAGGCGATGCAAGTCGCTGATGCTGACATTTATAAAAACATTAAAGGCCAAGACGCTACGTTCTTTGAGAAGATCGCTGGTATCGACCGTAAGAACAGGGCGTTCAACAACACGCTTATTAAACGCGCTATCAACAATGATCTAATACCGTCGATGAAGGCGGAGTCTGATGCGTTGTTGGATCTCGATAAGCACAAAGATGATAAGTCGTTACTCGCCGCTACTGATGAGTTCATGCAAAAGAAGTGGGAAGACTTCAGCGCTCAAGTCGGTAACGAAGCGGCTACAAGCGAGGGAGCAAGAGCGTTGTGGAACGCGGTAACAGGCCCGTTTAAAGCCGACATACTCGCCGCTTACGACAAGAAGAAGGACGACTTTATAGCGGCGGGACAGGGCGATGAACTAGGTATTGAACTAGATGAGCTACTGAAAGTTAAGACAGGCATCGATGAGAACGGCAATGAGTTCGTGCTTCCTATCGACGCTATGGGTCTCAGAGACGCCGCTAAGAACCGCGAGAAGCTAATGATTGAAGCGGGGATTACAGACCGCCAACAACGCAATGAGATACTTCTTGGTGAGTTCGTAGCACAAGCAGAACGTCTAATCGTTAACAAACGTTTGGATGCGGCGGAAACAATGATCGATGAGATGTACGGTTTAGAGATTAAAAAAGGCGTTCCTATCTTTCGTTCTGGTAAAGCTAAGACTGCTATCAACGGTTTAATCTCTACCCTTACACGCGCTCAAAACACCGCTAGTGAAACATCTAGTGCTGAACTCAGACGTCAGTTTACAGGCGAGTGGGGAGCGGCTTTTCGTGGGTTACGTGTAGGCAATAAAGAGATAGGCGGAATAGTATCGGAAGATACCTTGGATACCGTGGAACGCGTGTTTGAACGCTTGGGTGTCGATGAAAACAAGTGGGAAGATCTTAAGAATCAGATTGTAGAATCGGACATGCCTGAAGAAACGTTTGATAATTTGCTTAAAGGACTTGCCCTAGATGGAGGTGAACAAGCGATGGCCCTGTTCTTTGGTACAAACGAAAGCCGTAGTCGTACTTTTTCACTACTAAATGCACGTCCTGTTCACGCTTCGACGTATTCAAGAGAGAAGAAGACAGAGCTACAAGATGAGTTTCAAACCTACCACGAAGAAGTCGATAACACCGCAAGTGTAGCTGACTGGATGAAGAACACAGGTAAGAACTTTACTATATGGCCCAAGCTCAACGAGTTAGATCGTAACTTAAATCGTGGTTCTTACATCCTTAAGTCTGAGTCGTATAAACTTACAGGCGGTCACGTCAAGAAAGAGATTAAAGCACTGACTGATGAGAAGACTATACAACAATCAGGCGTTTATCTTGGGCCTAAAAAACAGGCACTACTAGAGTTGGCGGGCGACCGTTACTCCCTAGATACAGAGACTTATATAACAGGTCAGCTTCAAGAATATGCCAAGGATATAGCGGATGACTTCGAAGGTGAAGACGCGATTAAACAGCGTGAGAAAGCGATACGGGTACGTAGAGACGAGCTTATTGAACAAGAGAAACAACGCTTCATGCGCATCCGTAATAGCCTGTCACAAGAACAACTCCAAGCCGAGGGAGACGCGCTAGAAGAAGATGATATCAATAAGATGAAGGAAGCGGGATCTGAAGCTCAAGGTTCACAACCTTTCTATAAATTTGACGACGACTATGAATCTCTTGTAGCCGCAGACAACAACATCAATCCTAAGAGTTTCCAGACCGTTGTTGATGATCGTAAGACGATGCAAGAGCGCGGTGACAGGGCGCAACTAGCTCGTTCTCTTTATAACTTTGGATTTACTGCATTCACGAAAGAAGCGGCTACGATGCTCGCTGAAGCTGATCCGCCTTTAGACGCCGATGATGTGCGCCTGTTTGGTAGTGAAGACGAACTCAAACTAACGTTAGCTACTTGGCGTGAGGTCATCGAGAAAGACAGCGCTGATGTACGTGGTACGTTGACGGACGAAGATAAAGAAATACAAGAAGAATATCTACCGTATGGAATTTATAGTATTGAAGATTTACAACGTTTCGAACAGTCTCAAATGGATTTAATGCGTCTTGAACGTAACCTCCTTTAATTAATATATGAGCGAACTTTACGAACAGCTTAAGAAGCTACGGGAGCAACAACAAAGCGAACAACAACTACCCAAGCCCGCCGCTCCTGGCGTGTATAAAAACGTTGAAGCTTCCCCGACCGAGCCTACTACCGAAGCTAAAGTAAAAGGCTATCTAGGCGGCGCTACCGTCGAAATGACAGGCGGTATAAGTGGTTCGTTAGCGTACATGAAGTGGCTCAACCGAGCTAAATGGGCGTCTAAAGCTACAAAACTTAATCCTGTCTCTTGGACTAATCCTGTTGGATGGGCGACGATGGCGGGAGGAGAAGCGGCGATATGGGGGCTTTCTAATCTTGCGGGACAGGAAGTAAGAAAATACTACGGATTACAAGACGCCACTCATCTGTCCGAAGTCTATGCGTCCGCACTCTTTGGTCTGACACCTATCAATAAACTCGTCGAAGGTCGTAAAGTATTTGAATTTGCACAGCCCGCGTTAGGAGCGTCTTGGAAATCTAAAGCCTTAACCGTCGGTATCAACGGTACTAAGACGATGGTAAGCGGCGCTACTCTTGGTGTTCTTGAATCTGCGTTTCGTCAGACCGCCGCCGTGATGATGGGCGAAGAAGAGAACTTTGAAGAGTATGACTTCTATATGTCAGCGGTAGCTGGTGGCGGCGTTAATACCGCGATTAGAGGCGCTGGTTCCTTGTGGCATATGTGGCGTAACAGCGGTGCTTGGGGACGCGGTCAAGCCACCGAAGCAGTCAATCGTGTACAACAGAATTTAGAAGCGCAAGAAGCTGAACTCGTAAGTAAGATCGAGAAAGCTAAAGCGCCTGTCAAATCTACTAACCCGTGGGTATCGGCCTATGGTGGAATGTATCAAGCGGGTAAAGCGGCTGGTATCCGTGAGATGGAAAAGAAGCTAGCGACTATTCAGCAAGCTAAGAACTTAAACGAAAAAGCGTCCATTGAGATTAATGAGTCTAACTCGAAAGCCGAAGAGTTGGAGAAAGCGGCGGTAGATAAGAAAGAAGAAGCTCCGTATACCGAGGACGATTTAGAAGTCGTAGAACCAAAGGCTGAAGAACCTGAAGCAACACCGACCGTTGAAGAACCCGAAGTTATTGCGCCTAGAACGGAAGAGCCGACCGTTGAAGAACCCGAAGTAACAGCGCCTAAAGCGGACGAACCAACTGTTGAAGAACCCGCAGTTACCACACCGAAGGTCGAAGAACCCGCGCCTAAAGCGCCTGAAGAACCACAGGCAAAGACGGAAGAGCCTAAAGCGCCAGAGCAACCGACCGATCTACCCGAACATGAAGTTACTTTTAACAAGCTTAAAGAGCGTCTTGAAAATATTACACTTAAGGACAACGCCGCTACCGAAGGCCCCGCAGTAGGCGTCGAAGCAAACGCGTTAAAGATCGAGAGAGAAACGAAACTCGGGGCCGCCATTCACCACGTGTTTGTTAACAAGAACGCAGACACAGGGCAGATTCAAAACGCGTTAGACCTAGTTAAGTTTATTCGTAAGCTCAACACCGAAGTCCTCGATAAGATTAAAGTACCTGGCGGTCGAATGGTACAGTCTCAACGTATGGACGCTGGGCAGTTTAAATTTGACGAAGAGAAGATGGGGACTTCCTCCCGTGCGCGTGAAGAAGACTTTAGATTAGGAGAGCTTGAGAAGGCGTTACAGGAACGTATCGACGGTAACGCAGAGGTAGAGCTTGATAAGCTTCATCTAAACTTTTTAAACGTCGTTCCCGAAGCTAAAGCCGAAGGTAAGAAGATAGGCAAGCGTGTAAGGGAAGACTTCGACAAACAAGAGAGACGTAGGAAACTTGTTGAAGACGCCGAAGAATCTGTCGATCCAGAGGTAGCACGTAACAAGCGTATTGAATCGTTACAGAAACAGTTAGAAGCTGAACGTGCAAAGATCATCGATAAGACAGGTGGTCAGCAAGGAAAGAAGAAAACGTTTGTTAAGTCGGAAGAAGAAGTAGACCTAGAGAATCGTATCAAGTTCTACAAGACAGGCGGTAAAGAAGCGGCGGAAACGTCCGCTTTAGAAGAACGCTTGGAGACGCTTTTAGAACTAGCGGAAGAAGGCGACCTGTCAAAGATACGTCAAGAGGTAGGGCCAGCGCCTGATTGGGCAAAGCCTAAACAAGTTAAATCGTATCTCAACACGCTCCGTAAGGTCGTCGATAAGACACGTAAGGATTTACAACAGAAAGTCATCGACTCTGACATAACGCTTCAAGATCCTAACAAGGTAGCGAAGCAACAAGCGAAAGAGAAAGCGAAGCTACAGAAGCGCCTTAAGCAACTTCAGCAACGTTTTGGTAAAGACTCTAAGCTCAAGCCTAAAGACGCGGCGAAGAAGGCGGAAGCCAACGCCGAGATAGAAGATCTTAAAGATCGTATTCAGTTCTACGAGGCTAACGAGCGTGATGCTTTGAAGCTAGAGCAACGTCTTAAAGAGCGTGACCGTCTACTTAAAATTGAAACAGGACGTCTAGGCGCGCAGCGTGATGAGATAACACCAAAGCCTAAAGGGCCGAAGAAGACGCCTGGTAAGTTGGAGAAAGTAGAATCTGACATAGCGTTCCTTCGTAAGAATATGCGTGACCGTGTGCGTGAGATCGACCAAGCGCGTATAGACATGGAAGAAGCTAAGACAGCGGCTCAACTCCATGACGAAGAGATTTCAAAGCTCGACAAGGAACTTGAACAGTTACGTAAAGAGTTTGGCGACGACAGCTCGTTAGTAAAAGACGACGTTGAAGGCGCACCTAAGAAAGAGAAGCATCCCGACATACTCGCGAAGGAAGCGCAGATCAAATTCCACAAGGAAGCGCGTCAGGAAGCGATAACCCTTGATAAGAAGATAGCAGAGCGTAACAGACTTCTTGCGTTGGAGACGGGGCCATTAGGCGCTCAAAGGGCGGAAGTAACTAAATCCACTAAGACGGATAACAAAGCTCCTGGTCGTATTGAGAAGCTTAACGAAGATATAGCGTTCCTTAAGAAGAACATGAGGGATCGTGTTCGTGAGATTGATAAAGCACGTGAGGAGATGACGCCTGAGTTCCAAGCGGCTCAACTCGCCAAGGCACACGACCGTGCAATTACGAAGCTCGATAAGGAACTAGAACAGCTTCAGAAAGAATTTGGAGATATGGACGCCGTCGAAGCGGAAGCTGGCGCGGTAAAACCCCCGAAGGAAAAACATCCTGACATCAAGGACAGGGAAGAGCGTATCAAGTGGCATAAAGGCGCACGTAAAGAAGCGTTGGAGATCGCCAAGCTTGAGAAGGAATTAGCCGATACTGTCGAAATGGAATCCCGTGAAGTCATGGGCGAGATGAGGGCGGCAACAGATCCTAAACCTACAGGGCCACAACAGCCGCTTAAATCGGCGATGTTACGCAAACAGATAAACGAGTCTAAAGCTCGCATGCGTAAGAAGGTAGCAGACATTGATAGGGCGAAAGCCAAGATGGACGAGGAAGCGTCTAACGTTCGTATCTTAAAAGCTGTCGAACAGCATTTGTACAAAGTCATGTTAGACGAGCCTGGTAATAAGGCTGTTAACTTTGCCCGTCAAGCGTTAGTTCTACGTCAACTTGCTATGATCGACCAAGCGGCGTCGGCTACAGCGGGTCTAGGTACAGGTATCGCTGGTACGTTTAAACAATTTTATCGTCCTTGGGCGACGCTGTTTCACGACCTAGTAAAGAACCGCCCAATGGCGTGGAAGAACTTTACGGCGGAAGTGGCTGGTTTATCTGTCATGCTTAAAGATTGGGAAGGCGGGCTTACGGCGTTTAAACGTACTTGGAAGGCTGGAGAAAGTGCTACAAGGGTAGCGGGGGGACGTAATCGTCTGACCGACGAGAAACAGTATGGCAGACGTATTGACCACCGCAACCTAAAGAAAGTCGTAGCAAACGCTGAACGTCAAGTCGAAGCGAAACGTAACCTCAAGAACTACTTATCGAATACACCTCTCGGACGCTTGCTGTGGACATCTTATGAATTAGGTATGCGTAGTATTCTTGCAATCGATGAGATACCTAGTCGTCAGTTCTTTAAAGGACAACAAACAGCAGAGGCGATACAGAAGGGACATATATCATTTCCTGACGACCCTGACAAAGCGTATGAACACGCACAGGAACTTCTTAACTCATGGTGGAAAGACGACGACGGATTGCGCGTATTGACCGCCTTGGGAGAACAACAGAACTCTACATCGTATGTAAACCAAGAACTCCTGTTTGCTGGGAACGCCGCAGAAATCGACGAGAGTGAGTTCGCTTTAACAATTGCTGACACGGTATTGAGTAAATTCTGGCGACCCATAACAAATTTAAAATATCATCCCTCTGTATCTTTAGGATTTAGATTTATAGCGCCGTTTATGACGGTAGCCCTAAGAGCAGGTGGCAGATTAGCGCGTGTAGGAGTTCCAGGGTTAGGGGCGGTACAGATGACAAATGCTCCTATCGTCGGTAACCCCTACAATAAGAGACTAAAGGACGTAGACAACGAATTACTCACCGCTAATAAACGCATAAGAGAAGGCGACTTAGATGAGAAGGCAATAGCGGACGAAAGAAAGTACATCGATCAACTGCACGAGAAACGTGAGCGTATTGAAACACGTAAGATCATGTACAACAGGGACGCTTTAGCTGATCAGTTACTGGGTGCGACGTTTGGAGCCGCTGGTTTCGTAGGTGCTTACCTCGGAGGTTCTGTCGTTGGTTCACAGGCGTGGATGACAGAAGACCAACGTAACACCTACGGAGCGAAAGAGTTTACGATGTTTGGATGGTCGTTCAAGGAATGGATACCTATTTCGCTGGCTTTAAGTTTAGGTGCTGATTTAGGCGCTTGGAGGAAGATAAAAGATATAGAGCGTCGTAAAGGTATAAAGATTCTCAACGATGACCAAGACGAGGTATCCGTAATGATAGCGTCGGCATTACAACTCGTTAAAGAGATGCCTTTTAATCAGGCGATTAAGAACGTTGAAGACTTAGCAAACGACTCCGCAAGTATCGCAACAGCCGCGTTTGCTAAAGCTGTAGGATCGATAGTTCCTAACCCTGCCCAAGTTAAGAAGATAGTAAAGTTTTATCAAGCTGGCGGACGTGTCGCGGATCTTAAAGGCATGGGCTTTTGGGAACGTAGTGTCTACGAAGCGTTTGGAACAGGCGTTAAGAACTGGAAGACCGATCACTTCGGCGAAGACATAGAAACAGAAATGTCGGGTTCCCAAATGATTTGGAGATCGTTCCCTGACCGTGCAAAGGAAGAAAGCGAATGGGATGAGAACCTTAAGCTCGACCATTACAGCGACATTAAAAAACCTGCTTCGACGTTTAAAGGTATTCCTATGAAAGATTTTAAGCGTGAAGATGGCGTCACTTTAACTTATGCTTACAACTTAGAGCTGAGAAAAACAAATGTGAAACGCGATATAGATAGAATTATTAAAAACAAAAGTTGGCAAAAGTTCCGTGATCAAGGTTCGGTTCCTCATCCTACAAATCCAGATAAACGCACTAATCCCGCTCTTTCTCAATTAAATGACACATTAAAAACTTACGACGACATCGTGATGAGTCGCTTCTTAAGCAACCGATCCTTGTTGAGTAAGTTTGTCAGCGAGAAAGAAAATGAGAAAGGTTCGGCGGATTACAGGAAGTACGGGCCTTACGAAACACTTCAACAACGTATTGATTATTCTAACTTCCACTCAACAGCGCCTGATAGGTTTGCTCCTAAATCCATCGAGGACTTACTTAAATTACCTAAATAACAAAGAAACATAACATGGCAGACACATTCGAAGATTATCCCGCTCAAGCGAACCAACTAGACCCGTCTAACGCGGCTTATGGTTTTGTATTTAACTTCCCTTACCTCGAAGACACACACGTCACCGTAGAGGTAGATGGCACACTTTTAAGCGCGTCTAACTACACTATTCAAACGTCCCCTGATACACGCGTTCTTATCTCTAGTGGTGTTACCGTGGGACAAAAGGTGCGTGTCAGACGTAACTCCAACGCTGATTCAGACAATCCCTATGTAGACTTTGTTAATGGTTCGGTATTGAACGAGACTGACCAAGACAATGCTTATCGTCACAACCTCTATTTAAACGAGGAGTTAGCGGCGTTAAACCAACAGTCCTTACAGAAGGAAGTAGGCGGTACAAACTGGGATGCACAGAACCTAAGTATTGTTAATCTTCCTACACCGACTCTTTCAAGCGAAGCCACAAGCAAGACATATGTCGATACACAAGTAGCCACAGCGGTTAATGGATCGCCTCAAACGCCTGTTAAATACGCGTTTACAGGCGACGGTTCCAACGCCGCTTTTACCTTTAGTCCAGGCGTCGCTCTTGACGCTGATGAGATGTACGAAGTTGCTATCGACGGTGTGTTACAAGAGCCAACGACTGCTTATACGATTAATGCCAACGCTAATACCATCACGTTTACAAGCGTACCTCCAAACGCGTCTAAGATCGTCGTTATCAATCGCGGTTACCTGACGCCTGTAGTTAGCGGAGGTATAGCGGACGGTAGTATTACAAGCGCTCAGATAAGCACGACAGATACTAACTTTAATATACAAGCAGACGGTAATGTTGGTATTGGAACTAATAACCCCAGTGTTAAACTAGCTGTTAACGGTTCTATTGAAACTATTAAAGATAGACAGACAGGTACGCCAGAAGGGGGCCAGCTTATATTACGAAGTCAAGACCCCAACGGGTACAGATGGAATATAGATAACTTTTCTTTTGCTAACGGTACTGGAGGTAGTTTATTTAGGCTGTTTAAATCTGATGAAGCGGACAGTGAAAACGGCGTTACTTGTCTAACTATTGACCCTGTAACTGGCGATGTAAACATTACGGGCGACTACAAAGTAAACGGAGCGAGCCTAATACCCACAGGAACAGTGTCAGCTTACGCAGGTTCTACCGCTCCAACGGGTTATGTTTTATGTGACGGTTCTCAGTACAACCAAGTCGGTACATACGCCGCTTTATTCGCCGTTTTAAGCACTACTTACAACACAGGTGGAGAAACAGCTAACCACTTTAGAGTTCCCGACCTTAAAGGACGAGCGATCGCTGGTATGGGCGGTAGCTTATTAAGTGGTACAGACGCTGTAGCTGACACGGGCGGAGCGAAGGAACACACCCTTACAGCCGCAGAATCGGGACTACCTGATCACACCCACGATATACCTGTAGAAGTAACTACTTCAGATTCAGGTAGTTCTATTCAAAGGAGAAACAGTAGCACGTATGATCCAAATACACCAACAACGACAGGCGCAGACGCATCCTCCGCCCACAACAATGTCCAGCCCACCATGATCCTTAACTACATAATTAAAATCTAACCACCTCCATGTATGGCAATTACGACTACACACTCTCGAATGATCGGCGACTTAGACGCTGGATCAACCTATGCAACTACAGCTTCTCTCGGTACAGCCGCTCCACTCAACGTCGGAACCGCCGCTAACAACGTTGTTCAACTCGACGGCACCGCGAAGCTACCCGCTGTTGATGGCTCGCAGTTGACGAACGTCAGCGCAGGTAAAGTTCTACAACACGTACACACTTCTGTATCTTCCGTGCTAACAGGCACAACCATTATGAACGCGGATGATACAATTCCTCAGAACACCGAAGGAAACGAGGTCATAACGCTTGCTATAACGCCAACAAGCGCGACGAGTAGACTTCTGATAACAGCAAATATCTTCCATTCCGCTGAAATATCCGCTTACAACATGATAACGGCGTTGTTCCAAGACACGACGGCAGACGCTTTAGCCGCTGTCATGGAAGACGTGAGAGTCAGTACGGCTCCGTTAGTAACGCCTTTAATTCACGAAATGGCGGCAGGTACGACCTCAGCTACGACTTTTAAAGTTAGAGCGGGAGCGGGGTCAGCGGGTACTTATACGTTAAACGGATTTTCTGGAAGTCGGATCTTTGGAGGAGTTGCGTCAACGACTTTAAGTATAATGGAGATAAGCGCCTAATGATCGACGAACTCTCCCACTTCCTAGACACCGCGCTTGCAATCGTCATTGGTATCTTTGGTTGGATCTTTAAGAAGTTTGCTGACCGTCTCGACAAAGACGAAGACAGATTGACTAAGATTGAAATCGACCTATCCGCACAGAACGAGCGCGACAACGCCGTTGAAACGCGTATGAGCGGGTTGGAAGAGAAGATCAAAGAAATGAGCGGTAAACTAGATCGCATGATGGAACTATTAATGAAAAGGTAAAGACCTATGCCTCATCACCGCAGAAGAGACGTCGCCCCAGAATACTTGATTCGTCAAGCTCACGTATCGGCACAAAGCTCACACACCAAGCTGTCTAGTAAAGACCAACGATTAATAGCTTTGGAAACAGATAAGCCGTTACAAGACGCGAAGATAACGGCGCTTGAATCGTCGTCAGTAGGCATTGTAGACGGCGGTCGAGCAAACCTTCAACACGTAGAAGCAACAGCGATAAACGGCGGTAACGCATCAACCACATAACATGACAGTAAGAAGAATTTTTCTAAGGCGCGATACAGCGGCTAACTTTGCCAGTACCAACCCCGTATTAAGCGAAGGTGAACCAGCGTTTGATACGACAAATCAAATCCTGAAGGTAGGCGACGGTGTCACAGCGTGGAACTCGCTTGCACAGTTTCAAGGGCCAGCGGGAGTGGACGGTGCAGACGGTGCGGATGGATCGAATGGAGTAAGTATTGAGTCACGCGACGTAGCGAACTTAATAGCGACCGAGACGGACGGCACAACTGCGTACTGTAAGGATGCTAAAGGTTTTGGACTTTATCCTAACAACCACTCTCAGCATTCGATGGTCTACAAAAAGGATAATTCATATTATACCTATGATGGTGACATTGAAGTAGTTCCTAGCGGCCCCTCATTATGGAAGGTAGGTAGTATATTTAATGATTTTAATCCAGACACAGGGGCGTTTAACGCAACAGAAATATCATCCGAAACAACTAATGGAATCTATAAGTGGATAGGTAGAATAGACTGTAATGTGGGTACTAAGTACATACAAGTTGCGGTTACCTACACCATCAAAGATTCACTTCGGTCTTCTAGCGGAACAGTTCCAGCAGTCCTTGGAATACATGGGTGGTATGGCGGACATAACAATGCTGATACTGCCTTTGTAAATACGGAACTAGCGGGTAATGACTACGCTTTGATGACCTTAGATTATCGAGGTGAAGACACTTCCACAGGTACAGACTTGAATCGCACAGTCTATCCGAGTGGTGATGGTTTTAATTCGGGTGGGGATTTAGACATGGCAAGCATGAATGAATCCAATACCGCCACCATTGATTCAATTCGCACAAAAGATTATTACTATTGGCAAGCAATGACTCGTAGAGTCCTTAGTTTCTTACGTAGTAAAACAGAAGTCGATAACAACAATATCGGAGTAATTGGTCATTCTGTTGGCGGGACACTTTCCACCTGTCTTATTTCCGAACCAAGAGTTAAAGCAGTTGTTTCCTATTATGGTGCTGGATGGAATGAATTTAATGTAAGGAAAGGGAATTGGGACGAAGCTGATAATTGGTATATAAGTTCAATTTCGCCAAACGCTCATTTTAGAAGTGCAGATACACCCTATCTTTACCTTAACGGCACAGACGATAACCACGGGATAATGCCTTATGTGTTAGAGGGACTGAAATATTTTCCAACCACAACGCCCATTAGTTGGTCACTTGAACCGAATGTACCACACTCACAACACCCAAATACCAATCAAAATGTTCTATTGTGGTTAGATAAATATTTAAAAGGCACAGCTACCACTTGGTACGACCCTCCAACCCTCGTTGAAGGTCTCGTTCCAACAGGTCAAACAAACGCTGGTTTCCCGATGGTTACTGTTACTCCCGATGCGGATGCGGATGTATCGAGTGTTGAGGTCTATTATTTCCACGATAATACCTACCCGCATCAGGGAAACACCATTGATTGGGTTCAAGCAACTGTGGTTAATAACAATGATGGTACATACTCAGCGGAGTTGCCTACAATAAATGTCAACCACAACGCACAAGCCTATGCTCAGATTACATATAGTAATACTGTTGTTGTCGCTTCTCACATTAAAACATTTCTGCCTACTGACCTTGGAAATGCGGTTTCAACAAACCCATTATTTGACCCATCAACTTTGAGCAATATGGTTCTAAGACTAGATGCTTCGGGTCTTACATCGACAGACGCTACTTGGACGGATGATTCCCCAGCTGGTAATGACGCAACTAGAAACGGCTCACTTCAGCAATGGAACACGGGTACGAGCGTATATGACACTATTACACCTAATGCGTCTTACACGGCGAATAGTCCTACGGTTGTCTTGAACGCTCAAAACAGTTTACCTGTAATGCGTTACACCAACTTCACATGGCACAGTTGGAACAATATTGAGGATGCAAGGACTATATTTATCGTGTCAAAACGGACAGGCACAGGAGGTAATCATCCGATATTAGGTTACCAATGGACACAAACAAAATACAATCGTTATGATTGGCACTCCAGCGGTACTAATCTGGTAGATACCTTTTCTCCTGCCCACAATCAAACATGGAGGTATAACGGTACAGGGGTAACTCCTAGCACGACAAACCATACGCAATCGATGGCGATTATAGCCATTCAATCCACAACAGATTTACTAGCATCTAGTTTTACGATGGATAGATTCTTTTTCCAAAGGGCATGGGTTGGAGACCTTGCAGAACTTATGATTTTTAATACCACCTTGGGGACTTCAGATATTGAAAAAGTGGAAGGATACCTCACTCACAAGTGGGGACTAACAGGAAATTTACCGTCTAATCATCCATATAAAAACATCCATCCAACAACATGAACGAACAAACAATAGAGCATTTAAAGAAATACGCTAGTGGCGAGTGGCAAGACATTCAAAACCACCCTGAGTTCACGCTTTTAATCGCCAAGGTACTCCTTGAGTTCGATGCGTTGAAACAAGAAGTGGAAGACCTAAAAGCAAAAGCGGAAGAATAAACAACTATTATGAAGAAACGAGAACAACTAGAGAAACTACAAGTCCTACTTGCCGACACCTATCGCGACTCAATCCTTGAGATGCAAGATACAGGCGAGTACAACGCGGCACTCCTTAACGGCGCTAGACAACTCCTCAAGGACAACGATGTAATCAGTCTAACCGAGAAGTCTACGCCCCTTGGAAACCTTGCTGACGTCCTACCATTCGACGATTCAAACGCCGAGAAACAGGCGATCAGACAGGCTAAGTGAACGTACCAGAAGAACTCCACGACTTCAGGAACTTCCTGTTCGTCTGTTGGAAACACCTTGGACTTCCCGACCCAACGCCTCTTCAATACGACATATCGAACTACCTACAACACGGGCCTAAACGTGCGATTGTCATGGCGTTTCGAGGCGTCGGTAAATCGTGGATATGTAGTGCCTATGTCGTACACCAACTACTCCTAGACCCCACGAAGAACATACTCGTTGTATCGGCGTCTAAAACGCGCTCCGACGACTTCTCAACGTTTACGCTACGCCTGATAAACGACATGCCCATCCTTGAACACCTCAAGCCACGGGATGGACAACGGTTCTCTAAGATCTCTTTTGATGTCGGATTAGCACCCGCTTCTCACGCGCCTTCGGTTAAGTCCTTGGGCATCACTTCTCAGCTAACAGGGAGTCGTGCGGACATAATCGTTGCTGACGACGTTGAAGTCGCGAATAACAGCGCTACCCAAGGGATGCGTGACAAGCTGTCGGATCAAGTAAAAGAGTTCGATGCTATCGTCAAACCACTCGATACATCCCGTATCCTGTTCCTTGGGACGCCTCAATGTGAGGACTCTATCTACAATAAGCTCCGTGAGAGGGGCTACAACGCCCGTATATGGCCTAGTGAGTATGTGGGTACCGATAAGAACCAAACGGTCTATGACGGGGCTATAGCGCCCTTTATCGACGATTCTACCACCGATACAAACGTAGGCAGGTCTACCGAGCCGTTACGATTCACAGATATAGACCTACAAGAACGTAAGCTTTCATACGGACGATCTGGGTACGCCCTTCAATTCCTCCTTAATCCACGACTAAGCGACGCTGATAGATACCCGTTAAAGGTTAACGATCTAATCGTACATGACCTTGATAACGACGTAGCTAACGAGAAGTACGTATGGGCATCAGAACCAGGACTCGTTTGTGACGACCTTCCAAACGTCGGTTTTAACGGGGATAGGTTTTATCGTCCGTTTAAAACGCTTGGAGATATGGTGGAATACAGCGGATCTGTACTCGCTATTGACCCGTCAGGGCGCGGTAGGGACGAGACTGCATACGCCGTAGTAAAGATGCTTAACGGGTTCCTGTTCGTACACGCTTGTGGCGGCTTAAAAGGCGGATACGGCGATAATGTCTTGAAGGAACTCGCGATGATAAGCGCCAGGTACAAGGTCAATGAAGTTATCATCGAATCAAACATGGGAGACGGGATGTTTACCGAACTGTTTAAGCCCGTTGTAAACGCCGTACATCCCGTCACCATCAACGAAGTAAGACATAACATACAAAAGGAAAGACGCATCATAGACACCCTAGAACCCGTCTTAAACGCCCATAAGATGGTAATAGATAGAAGCGTCATAAAAGACGATTATCAGTCGGCTCTCGTCTACCCTATCGAATCTCAATCGAGGTACATGCTTATACATCAATTAAGCCGTATCACCGCCGAAAAAGGCAGTCTTCTTCAAGACGACAGATTAGACGCGCTTGCTATCGCTACCAATTATTGGGTACAGCAAATGGCGGCTAATGCGGACTTGAACATGAACGATAGAAAGACGGAACTATTAGACCAAGAATTAGAAAAGTTTATGTCGTCCGCTTTAAATCGTAAGACTAACCAACATACAAATTCTTGGTTCTAATCGCCCCCGTTATAAACGCGATTAAAACGCCTTGGACTTAATACGGTAACTTTGGTTATACAATCTTCTAAGTCTATTCGATTTAAAGGCTGTATAAACGACGGTAATAAAGGTAAGAAGACGAAAGATTTAATTAAACGTTATTCTAATCTTCTTCTTTTCTATCACGCTATAATCACGAGGAGAGTTCGATGAAATCGCGTTTATATCGCCTATTAATACGTCCGCTAAAGCGAAAGTATAATCGAGTTTTCAAATCGTCAACCCTAAACTTTACGTCTATTTCATAAACCCATGACTATCAACGATCAAACAGACCAACTTTTATTTGAGCTTCAGGCGGTACTAAAACGCTTCGGAGACGAATATGACCTTAATCACGCTACCATCGTCGGGTGTATTGAGATACTAAAGATCGACTACCTTACAAGCGGCGATGAAATCGAGTTTGAAATGGATCAGGATCTTCTCGATCAAATCGACGATGAAGACCCTGAAGAACTACCCTTTTAATTAACATACGTGAAACTAGACGAGAACACACAAATCAAGGCCAACGCGACCTTTGCCGCCAAACTGGTGCTGGGAATCGCTACAGCGGTCTGGTCATACAGTGTCATCGTAAACCGCATAAGCGCGTTGGAACTCGAACTAGTTCGCCTTAAAGACGACATCCATCTTAACAGCGAGTTCAGGATACAGTGGCCCAGGGGCGCTATGGGCGCATTACCTGCCGACGCTCGTCAAGACCTTAGACTCGACTTCTATGAGAAGGAAATGGACAAGCTCAAAGGCGTTGTAGACGAACT